GTGCGGGTCAGGGTAGGGCCAGCGGTCGTGTACGTACCGATACCAACTTCCCAGTCACCCGTGGCTGAGTCGTAGATGGCGTAGTAGGTCGTGTTGCCGTTGCCTATGATGGCAAAAGACTGAAACCCGTAGACCGCCCCGCCAAGCGTCAAGTCGGCGGTGCCCGTCGTAGTGGTAACTTCCTTGACCCGATCTTTTACGACAAGTGCCATTTTTGGTATCTCACGATTGGGTTTTCACGACGTTCCAGGGAGTGCTCTGGGCATCGTTAATTGTCGTCCATCCGGGGTTCTGCGGGTTGGATATGGTGCCCCAGTTGGCGTTCTGCGAGTCGTTGATGATTTCCCACAGAAGCCGCGCAGTGATCACATCCACTGCAACCGCGCCGTCAGTGACGATAGCAAAGAATGTGGCAACCGCCAATACAGAATCTGCCGCAGTGGCCTGCTCGGCAACCGTCGCGTTAAAGACAGACGGGGCAACAAGCGTGCTGTCCGAAGCCGTCGCCAACTCAGACACCAAAACGGCAAACGCCACGGATGCTGCGACAGTTTCCGATGCCGTTGAACTCTCGTCGATGAAGACGTTGTAGGTGAGGGTGGCGACAAACGTGTCGCTGCCGGTGGCTGTCTCTGCTATGGATGCAAAGAACTGCGCCAACGCCTGCACCGCATCCGATGCCTGGGCAGATTCAGAGATTGTCGGAGCAAAGTCGGCCAGAGCAGAAACCGTGTCTGCGGAGGATGCGGCCTCAGATACCGACACCGCAAAGTCCACGAGAGCAGACATGGTGTCTGAACCCGAAACAGTGTCGGCCACACTGGCCTGGAAATCCACCAAGACTGAAACCTGATCGGCTCCAGTAACCAACTCGCTTACATCTGCCGAGAAGGTGGACTCGGCAACTGCGACCTGATCTGCCGCAGTAATCTGCTCGTTCAGGTTGTCAAGGAAATCGGCGACGGCTGCAAACGCCGCAGATGCCGAAGCCGAATCCTCTACCGATGCATCAAAGGCAACACCGCCCCCCGCCGCAGCAAACGGCGCCTCCGCGAAGGCGGTTACCCCAAACACAAAGCCCTAGCCTCAAGCGGCATCGAGGCTGAAGGTGTAGGTCACGTTCAGCGTGTCGCCTGCCACAACCACGCGGTCGCCGGGAGACTGGAAGTCTGCTTCGGAGAACAGCACACCAGACGTGCCAGAGGCCACCGTGCAGAGGAACGCACCGGCCACCGTGCCGCCACCGCCCGTGATGCTGAACTGCGAAGGAGAGGCCGAGTTGCTGATCACCGAAGGATCAGCCGTCGTAGCCGTACCGAACGTCACAGCCTTGCGCGAGCCAGAGTAGTTGGTGAACTCAGTCCAACCAATGTGCGAAGCCAAAGTGTCACCCGCAGCGTAGGCCGTACCCGAGCCGGGGCCAGTCACCAGACCAAGGAAGAATCCAGCCGTGTAAGTGCTGCCCTTGAAGTACTGGGTGTTCATGTCCTGCAAACCTTGGTTGACCACGAGGTTGTGCATCTGGTCTTCCCACTTCAGGTTGCCGTCCTTATCGAAGCACTGAACGTGGAAAACGCCGCCGCCCGAAGCACCCGAAGAGAAACCTGTTTTGGCTACCAGTCCTGCGGAAACGCTATCCGAGGTGTGTGAGTTTTCGGTAAGCATGAATATCTCCTATTCAATACGAATGATGGCGTTGGTGCTATCCGCGACGGGAAACTGCACTTGAAAAGACGTGACAGCGGTTTTGTCACTGCCAAAGTCAAGAACGCAAACAGTGGGGTTGCCCCCACCAACCTTGTAAATCAACGCCCCACGGCAGGTGAATGCCGCCGGGTTCCACGTAGCGTTGGCAAACGACAAGTACGCCGTCGTGTTGTTGGGGTTGTTACCAGTCGTGGGTGCAACACTGACGGTCAAAACTTCCCCACCTGCGGTGTAGCCACCACCAGTAGGAACTTCATTGGCAGTCGTGTATGCAGCCGTCGTCGGCCCAAGCGTGGCCCCGCCCGTGTAGAGCGCCATTTTGAACGTGTCAGTGCTGAAGTTGAACTGGCCCGAGGCCATGCCCACCTTGAACTGATTGGTTGCACCCTGGTCGATGGGCATTACTGGACACCTCTATTCTGAGGTAGCGGGGGCACACGGGCCTGCCCGCTGCGGTACGCATCGCTGCGCTCCAGACCGTCACCCAGACGCTTGGCCATCGCCAGTGCTTCCATGTACTTCTGGTTGTAGACGCCCATCATGTCTTGCTCACCCTTCATGTAGGTGTAAGCCTCAACCAGTGAGCCGTACAACAAAACCGTGTCGAAGTTGTCGCCCAACCACGTACGCCCATCAGCCGCCACAGTGATCGACTCAGGGTAGTAGTAATAGTGCAACTCGACGTTGTAGGTAGCGTCGGGCGTCGGGCCAAGAATGAACGACAACTCGTCGGTAATGACAGGCGAAGGGTCGTTGGTCGTCGTAGGCCCAAACAGCGCGTAGTAGCGCGGGATGCCAGTGTCAGTCGTCGGGTTGGGGTACGCCTGCCGGATGAAGTTCACATCCTTGTTCAGCAAGTACTCGTAGTCACCGTTTGGAGCGATGACAGCCAACGAGTACACCGCCAAGAAGTCTCCAGGGCAGGAAAGGTACTTATTGGCCGACGACGTGACGCCCGTGACGTTCTTGCGCAGAGACGGAAACTGCACCGAGTTGTAAATGCGCTGCTCAGCCTGACGGACGAACACCGGAATCTCCGCCTCGAAGGAGGAGTCTTGGTTCTCCGAATAGGCGATGATCGCCGCTTTCAACTCGTTGTAGGTCATCTCAACCTCAAGCCATCGGGCCGCGAGCCATCACACCTTTGGTAGCGCAACCGGTGCCACGAATCTTGATGCCGCTGGTCTTGGTCGGCTTGTACTCATTGGAGTGCATGTTGGCCACGGACACGTCCATGCGCAGCGCCTGCTTGATGTCGTCAGCGCCAACAACCGGTGTGGCCACCGGCTTGGGAGTCTTGTAGGTTGCCATGTCAGACACCTTTCTGCTTGCGGCCAGGATTCATCTGGTTGGCCACCTTGGCCAGACCGCGACCCATCTTCAGCATGTCGCTGTTGGTCTTGCCACCAGCACGCATGCCTTTTACGGCGGGATCAGGGTGTGCACCTTTACCCTTGGCCATGTGCTTCTTCAGCATTTCTTTAACGCCTGCCATTTTTCGCTCCTATGCCGTCACAACTGTGACTGTACCAATTTGGATGGTTAATACAAGGTTATTGGGTGTCAGCCCAGCATCGGGACCGCGAGAACCACCAACCGGGTTCCAGCCCCACTGGAAGTCCCGACTGCCCTCACTCGGGAACCCCACCGCTTCCTGCGTGGTTGCCGTTGTGTCCACAACCTGCAAGCCCGTATTCCCCGACTGCACATAACTCAGATCAGGACGCGGGTTGCGCAAGCCTTGCGGGTCATCGACCGGGTACATGCCCAACTGCAACTGCGGTTGGTCGGGGTCCCAGCAAGCTGGGCAGACCAAGAGGTTGTAGGTCTTGGTCTTGATGACTTCCTTGCGCAGTTGCGTGAGCTTGAACCGAAAGTCGCAGCGGTCACACTGCGCAATCGCATTCTTGCCTGACGCAAACCGGTTACCCATTTAGGTACCGCTCCCAATGAACATCTGCCGGGGCACGAACCGCACCGCTGCCTTCTCTTGATCCTCGCCTGCAGCAGTCTGCCAAGCCTCGTCGTACTGTTGCTTCAGAATGTCCAGGCGCTGCAGCCCATCAGGCACCTTCAGCGCGATGTAGTACGCCAGACCGGCCACAAGGCAGGGCAAAAAGCGGAACGGCACGTCCATCGTCTTGACGCCACCACCGGCGTCCTGCAGGCGGCGCAGGCGCCAGTACACGAACTGGTAGGTCGTGCCTGGATTGGGCGTTGGCCAGACAGTGATGCTGTTCTTCTGCGACAGGATGATGGCCGCACCAGACGAGTGGCCTGCGGCGGTCGTACCGGCTTGACCACGAGCGCAGTTAAGGAGGTAGGCAGGATTACCGCCACTAGCGGGCTGCACCTCGTTGAACGCAATCAGTTCGCTGCCGATCTTGATGAAACCCGCGTTGGGCACCCCGGCGAGCGAGGTGATTGGAATGGATGTGGTGTCAGCCAGTATGTTCGCTTGCAGCGTCCCGGCAAGCACAGAGTCCTGACCCGACAGTTTCTGAATCCAAACCTGAATGGGTCGGCCCGTGATCAGTTTGTTGGGGATGGTGGCGTAGGTGCTGACGCTGATCCGAGTGATGGTCAGGTCGGCTTGGTTGTTGGGGACGTTGGCGTTGGTGCGGATGACGTGGTCGAGCAAATCCACCGTGTCGTCCGGCAGCGCGTAGGTCGGCTGACCAGTAGCCAGGGTGATGACGTTCTGCTCGAACGTCCACATGTTCACGCCCCGGTTGCCCCAGTCGGCGAAGAGCAAGTTCAAGCTGCGACGGGCCGTGCGCAAGTCATAGCCGGTGCGCATCTCGCCACCGGCACGCTCAAAGGCTTCCTCAACAAGCTCATTGAGGTCGAGGTCAAACGCAGCTACGCCTGAAGTTGTCATCTGAATCTCGCGGTCTTCTTAGCGATGGCCTTGGGTTGCGCTACGAACTGCTTGCCGGAGGCTTTGCCTGCTCGTTTTGCTCGGGTTGAGGCGGCGTACTCTTGGGGCGAGAGAGCTTTGATCGCAGCTTCTGGAAGGTATCGCTCACCAGTTTTACTAGACGGTTTACCACTTTTGGTTCTCCACTTCTGGTCAGTCCAGTCCTTCAGAGACTGCTGAGACTTCTTAGTCACGGTACCCGCCGCCCTTGGCCTTGTACTGCTTAGCCAGAAGCTGCGCTTTGCGGGCGCTCCACTGACCTGCCGCCGTGCCCTGCGTAGCCTGCCCCTTGATCTTTTCAAAGAGCGACTTGCGCATACCGGGCTTGGTGTAGTTGCCTGCTTCGTTGACCTTGGACTTGGTAGTCCCGCCTTCGGCGTACATGTCAACGTCGTTCGGGTCATCTTTGCGTCGGATGACCTTCTTCTTGGGCATCTTGGAGGGGGCGATTGCCCCCATCCCCCGGCTCGGCATCATGTCAGCACTTGCCGCCGCGCTTCATGCCCAGGGGCTTCGATGCGGCCATCTTGACCATCGTGCCCTTGGTCTTGCCCTTGACGGCCATACCATCGCGGCTAGGAGCAGCGGTCTTAACGGTGCCCATCTTGGCGGTCGTGATGCCGCCGCCAGCCATTTTCTTCATGCCTTTCATTTCGGATTCCTCATGTTTGATCATTGACTTGGGCGCGTTCTTAGCTTTCAAGAAAGCCAGTTCTTTGCCCACCATTTTCTTGGACTCTTTCATTTCGCCACCTTCTTTGAACTTGCGGCCCTTGTCCGCTTTCAAGAACTCTGCCCCCACCGACTGGGGAACGCCTGCCTTCTTGGCGAACTTGGGGTTTGAGGCCACCGCCGCCATGAACCTGTGCTGTTTACCGCTAACTGAGGGCACTTCGCTGCTCCTTCATGTACGCGTCGAGCTTGCCTTCAAGACGATCCAACCGAGCGATCACTCGGTTCATGTCGTCGTGCACATCGCCCTTCGTGACGTACTCCTTGGCGATCTCCTCCCGCGTACGGTTGAGAAGAATCTGAATACGCTGTACTTCCTCTGTGTGCGACTTGATCACCCACAAGATGATCGCCGACAGGAAGGACAGGATGATGTTCCATATCAGCAGTTCCATGCCCGAAGACTCTTGTTAATCCTCGAATTCGGATCTTTTGCGGTTTTTTCGCTCGTCAACTTCTTTTTCATCCCTTTCATACGGGCGCAGAAAGAGTCGCGGCGTGGCCCGCCCTCCGGCTGTGGAGCCTTCAGTCCGGGCTTCCCTGGATTCGCGGCGTTGTAGGAGGCTCGCCCCTTGGCGTTCAAGCCGCCCTTGGGGTTCTTTCCTTCCTTGCGCTGCCATGCCGGGGTCTTAGCCATAAAAGATCGTCGTGGTGACGTTGCTGACCAAGCCAACGTAGATACCGTTCTCGGCCAGGATGCCCTCACCGGGAATGATCACGTTGAACGCTGTCGGGTTGTACGAGTCGGCCTCCAACAAGAGATCGGCGTACATGGTGACTGCGGGGCTTCCAGTGATGGTGCCCGATGCAGTATCCGTAACCGTGAACGTGTTGGCGTTGGTTACCGTCACAGAGTACACGTTGGTCGTTGCCGTGCCGCCAGTGCCTGCCGAGAAAGACAACCACACGCGGTCGCCGGTGGCGAGCCCGTGATTTGTGATGGTCACCGTGACTGTATTGGTCGAACGACCGTACGTGCCGGTCTGAGCCAGATTGTTGGCGTAAACCGTGTTGCGCGTGGCAGCACTGGCATTGGCCGAAACAATCGCACCCTTGAGACGCGTACGGTAAGTGACCGCTACACCAGACGCAGCCATGTGCGCTGATTTAACGTCGTATTGCATCGCCATGATGCGCTCCTATTAGGTAGCGGTGGTGATGGCAATCCAAGCAGACGCGCCGCGCACATAGATGCGGTCGTTGGTGGTGGTGCCGTCAGTACGCAGGTAAAGCGAACCCTGAGCAGCCGTCACGGTGGGGGCACCGGAGCCAACAAAGACGCCCAAGTTTGCAGTGGAGGACATCAGAACTGCCGACATACCGCCTGCTGCGGGAGCCGTTCCGCTGTCAGCGGTCAGATTGCCCGTGGCAGAAACAGAAGTTGCAGTAACCGTGGTAGCGGTGACAGCGCCAGTGATAGCACCAACAAAACCATTATTGGATACAACTGGCCCGCTGAAGGTCGTGGTTCCCATGTGGAACGCTCCTCAAATTGCGCTTGCTGTCTCTGAGGTTAGTCCGCCAAGTCGGTCAGCAAGCAGGTTGAAAATCTTGGGACTGTGTTGAATATAGGGCAAAAAGAAAGGGGGCACAAGGCCCCCTTTCCCGATTTCCGACGCTGATTAGGCGCCAGCAGAACCCCAGATTCCCAGGGGATCAGACCAGCCGAACGAATAACGCTCGCGGGCCTTGTAGCGCACGTTGCCGGTGTCGAAGTCACCGTCCATCGAGGTGGACATGGCCACACGCTCGAAGTGCTTCAGACCGTTGGGCACGTCCGTGGTCAGGAACCAAGCGTTGACGTCGGTCAAGAAGTGGTTGACGGTGAAGCCACCAGGGATCGCACCCATCTGCTTGATAGCGTTGATGTCGTTATCAGCAGTGGCCACGCGCAGTTCAGTGTCAAGCAGACGCTTGGCAACGAACATCAGGCTGGGCGGAATGACCAGCTTGACCGGCTTGGCGGCGATCAGCAGACCGCGTTCGTCCGTCCACGCAGCGATCTGGATCACCGCGTTTTCGAGCGAAGTCTCGTTCAGGTCCACGGCAACAGACGGGCTGTTGTAGTTCACACCACCGGAAACCAGGGGGTGACCCACGCGAGCAGCCGAGGAGTTGACGCCGAACAGCGACACGCCATCACCACCGGGGTAAGCGCCGTTGAAGCCGTTGTTCAGAACGGCAGCGGCCTTAACCTGCTTGGTGTAGGACATCGCACGGGCCAGAGCCTTGGTGTAGCGGGCAGACAGACTGTCATACAGGTTGTCTTCCACTGCTTCCTCGGTGATCGAGAAACCAAGGGCGATAGTCTCGTGGTTGTAACGAGCGGTGAAGGCTTCCTGCGCATTGTCATACGCGATGGCCTGACCTTCGTTCTTCACCGGAGCGGCACTGAAGCCAGCCAGCTTGGTTTCTTCTTCAAAGGAACGCTCGGACTTCTCAGTCTCGTAGATTTCCTTGTGCTCTTCGCCGTAGCGAGCGTACTCCATACCGAACAGAGCGTTCAGGCCGGGCAGGAGTTCCTTGAGTAGTTGGGCACGAGAAATTGCCATTTCAGATCACTCCTTATCAGGCAACGCCAGTTGCATTCGTGTACGAATGCTGGCCGATGTTGAACTTCACCAACACATCGGTCTTAGCATCGCCAACAGCCGAGAACGGGCCTTGTGCGAAACCGACCAGACGGAAACCAGCGGTGCCAGCTTGCGTCGTGGCGCTCAGTGCCGACAGCGAATTGCCCGAGGTGGTGGAACCACCAGAGCCGTTCGTGCCGTTTTGAGCAGCGGCGAAGAGCATGTTTTGACCCAGTTGAGTCTGCGTCACAGGGCCATCGGCCTGGGCTTGGAACACGGCGCGGTCGTCATCGATGACGTACGCAACGGCGTTCAGCGAACCCGAGGGATAGTACTGCGAGAAGACCGTCTGGCCTTGCGCGTTGACGTACGAGCAGCCCACGAAGACACCGATGGTGCCAGCGGGGAATGCGTCGCCGGTGCCACCAGTCTCAGTCACGAGGCGGATGTAACCGTCAGTGTGGATTTTCACCACTTGGCCGTAGAAGAGGTTGCTCGAATAGCCGGCGGGGTCAATCAGAAACTGACGCGTTTCGCCTGCGTACGGCAGACCGTCAACTCGGTTTACAGCCCGTAGGCCGTAGGGAGCAGCAGTAGATGCCATTTAAGGACTCCTAAGTTACTTTGAACCAGAACCAAACCCACCTCCGCGCGTCGTGCTGGACTTGCGGTCCGAGAACAACGGCATCCGTGGATCATTGTTTCGCATGAAGTGGTTGTCCACTGAGTCCATCTGAGCCTGTGCTTGACGACCGTAGTAATCGTCCCGTGAGCGTGCAAGTTCAGCGGGCATCTTGCAGAGCATGAGGCCGCCAATTTCCACGTTCCCGGTCTTCTCGTTTCCGGCCAGCATAAGTTCAGGATGGTCAACCGCCTTCACCGGCTCCCAACCCTCGCGCATCTTTTTGGACACGTTGGTGGGGTCAGACTGTCCCAGGACGTGCGTCGCAACCCAGCGATACACATAACCCGGCTCAGGTGTCGGATCGGGCAGTGAACTCGAAGGTGTGTACACCATACGAGCAGATTTTTCGCGTGACTGCATGTCACGGGGGATACGGTTTTGAGTTTCAGCCATTTTGGTTCTCCAGTTTTGCCACTTGAGCAGCGTATTGCTGCGGGGTCAGGCCCAGCTTTTTCGCCAACGCAACTTGCGTTTGAGTCAGTCGAATTTTTCCGACACCCGTAGTACGAGTGGCGGGAGCCACGACCGTTGTGGGTTTCTTTTGAACCTCAACCGTCTTCGGCTTGTCTTCGTTCCCGAATAACTCGGGGAACTTCGACTTCATGCGACCATCGATCTGGTCGAAATACTCATCGGAGCGGGGATCAGTACCCCCGGTGACTAGCTTTTGATGCAGCCCTAGTGCGTAGCTGGTGTATTCCTCAAACCCCGGTTGCCCGAACCACTGGTTTTTTGCCTGCCAGCGCAGGGATTTTTCGTCGGGTTGAACCTGAGTTTGCGGTTGTTGTTGAGTTTGTACCGGAATTTCCGTGGGCTGTAAAGCCTGCGGACGGAATCTTTTTGCTTCTTCGACTCGCCACTTGGCCGCAGCAAGCTCCTCCTGGGCCGCGATGATGGCGTCAGTATCAAACGCCTCCTGTGCAGCCTTGAGGTTTCGACGGGCAGTTTCCAGTTCTGTCTCAGCTTCCTTGCGGGCGCTTGAAACCAGAACCTCCTGGCCCTCGTTGTAACTCTTCTTCAGTCGGTTGTTCTCGTCGATCAACTGCTGTGCAAGACGCTCAAGCTCGGCTTTTTCCCGGGCTACAGCCTCTTTTTGACGGCGTTCGTCGTGACGTGCGTGGGTCAGTTCCTTGATCCGCGACTGCACGTTGGCCGAGTAAGACTCGATCTCTTCGTCGGTCGGGTCAGCGACCTCCCGATCCAGAGGCTTACGGCCACGATCACGCTCGGGCGTGTCGTCTACGACCTCAATCTCGACGTCGGTTTCACCCGAAGTCTCGACTTTGACTTCGTTCTCCTGCTCGTCAGGGAACTTGTACTCTTCCTTGTCAATTGCCATCTTTCACTCCTTCAAGCGCGGGTGAGTCCGCGAGGGTCTTGCACAACAGCATCAACTTGGTCATCGTTGATGAGACGGAACTCCTTGCCGAAAATCTTGAACCGGGTACCTGAGTAGGTACGCACCAGCACGAAATCTCCGGGTTTACACCAAGCGCCTGTGGGGAAACGCTCGGGGTCTTTGTAGGCCGAGGGGCCTTGTTTGAGTACGAACAGCACCGTGGTGGCGTGTTCTTCCTGCTTCATGTACGTGTCGGCCTTGATCAGGCTGGAGTTCTCGAACGTGTCTGAAACGTCCGGCACGATGCACAGCAGTTTGTGGCCTGCAGGCTCGGGAAGGGCTGTGGCCTTCTCTTCAGGGGCGAGGTTCTCGTCCTGTTCGTCCTGGGGCTGAATGGTCTTGGGCAGGCTGATGCCTGGGGGGAGGATGATTCCCGCTTCACTCGTCTGCATCTTCGGCTTTCTTTGCAAGGTCAAGGATGTAACGCTCTGCCATCGCCAGACCTTGGATGACGCCGCAGAGCTTCTGGTATTCCTCAAAAGTGCGACACGAACCCCCCGCCAAGTCATCGGCGTAGTTGTTCATGTCGGTGCGTATTTGTTCGCGCAATACGCGTGCGAAGTCTTGGATCATTTAGTGGGCGTTTCCCTTCGTCGTTGTTGGGCCTCTTGCGCTTTGGCCTTTGCGATGTCGATGCCCATGCGGACACCTTCACGTTCTTGTTGCGCGACGAGCATCGCCTTGTCCTTCTCGATGTCAGCCTGCGTTTTCATAGCGCGAAGCTGCAGGTCACCCTTTACCTTCTCCTGCTCAAGCTCTTGCTTGTCGGCCATCGCCGAGGCGTCGAGCATGATCTTCTGCGCCTTAAGTTTGAGTTCCTCTTGGCGGAGCATCAGTTCTTGCTGCTGCATCTGGATCACCGGGTCTTGCGCTTGCTGCTGGGCCTGCATCATCGCGGCCTGCTGCTGGCTCTGAGCCACGACCTGATTCGCCGCCTGCGCCATCATGGTGGACAGCGCGATCTCCACCTGCGGCGGGAGCTTCTCGTCCTCGGGAGGCAGCGGCATGCCCAACTGCGCTTCGATCTGCTTGCGCATCTTGAAGCCGATGTGCTCAGCGATGTGCGCTTGCAAGGCAGCAGCCAACTGCTGCGCCTGTGGGTTCTGACCCAACTGCGCGGCGATCATCGGGTCTTGCATCATCATGTTGTGCACGGCGATGTGAGCGTCGTGGTCTTGGTGCAAGAACGCCTTGACGGGCTTGAGCTTGAGGATGTTCTGGTTCTCGGTGACCGGGTCGATGGGCTTCTGGTCTTCCTCCAGCGGCACGATCTTCTCGGCGTTCTTGATGCCCAGCACCTCCAACATCCCACGGTGAAGCTCAGGCAGGTTGTAAATCTGCGGAGCCATCTGCGCCATCTGGATGGCGGCTTGGAACTGAACGACGCGCTGCGACAGCGTGGCAGCGTTGGGATCGCTGACGGGGATGACGTCAACGAGGTCGTAGTCGCTCTGCTTGGCACGCTTCGATCCGTACTCGGGATCGTAGGTGTAGTCCGGGTCCGTGTAGTCGCGGATCAGGTTCTTCAGGAGCTTGAACTCCTGCTTGAGCGAGAAGTGCGTACGGGCCTGGACGGCGGTGAGAACTTTGAGTTGGCGTTCGAGCAGGGCCAGCGTTGTACCCACGGGCGCCTGCGCCGACATGTCGGCCACCTTCATGTCTGCGGTGGCAGCGAAGCGACGGCCTTCCTCGACGATATTCCCGAGCAACTGATACAGGACGCCGGACGGCTCCTTGTACGGCAGGGGTAGGATGCTGTCGCGGATGTTGCCACTAGCGACGTCCACGTCGCGGAACTCGCCCGGAGCGATGGGGGTGTCGTCGCCCTTGATCCGCAGCCCTCGGCTCTTCAAACCTCCGGGGAGATTAGAAAGAGTACCAGCGTCCACCAGTTGCCTCATCAGCGACGTGGCGCTCTTGGCAAAACCGCCAATCAGGTGGAACAGGCCAAAGCCATACGCCCCGAAGCCGGGGACGTACTGGTAGTGCACGAAGTGCTGGCGCTTGAGTTTGAGTGCGTCGTCTTCCTGCCAGTTCCGGCGGATCGCCAACACATCGTTCGTGCCCTTGATCATGGTCACGACGTACGGCAGCGCGATCTCGGAGTCTTCTCCTTCGCCGTATTTGTCTTGCTTGATGTTCAGGTCTACGTGAATCTCGTAGAGCGTGAAGCGATCATCGTTGAGGTCGCGGAAGCC